AATCAGGATCAAAATTAAATCGAGTTGTGAGTTGCAAATATGCTTCAGTCGGATCACTGAACACAGTATCAATCGACATCACAGCAAGATTCTTAGTTAAGTTATTTACGATCTGATCTTTGATATTTTGTTTTTGGCTGTCGGTCAAACCATCAATAAACTTCAAGCTTACGTACACACGACCGTATACGGGAGGATTGTTTTGGTTTCCACCCCATGCATTAACATCTGTAATATAAGAAGAGTAGTTAGCCAAGATCTGAGCTTTGTAATCTTCAACTGTTACCATTCTCTGTTGAGAAGCAAAAGCGATCGTAGCGTTGTTCTTGATAGAAGAGATCGTTTCTTTTGCAGCACCACCAGTAGATGCACTTACTAACGTGGTAGACAATGGATAATCTGTGCCGTCTACGTCTACGTCGTTACTAGCGGTAAAGATACTGCCGCCATTTGCAAGGTCTGCACTCGTAGACATATATGTGATGACGATCTTATTTCCAGGAGAGGGTTGTTGTCCTAGAACACTACCATCGCCAAAGATAACTTCAAAGTATCCGTTAGGAACCTCTTTGACTTGATAGATTGTAGAAGTCGACGTAATCCTCACCGCCCTAGTAAGGTTTGTATACGTGGTGAAAGAAGAACCAGATACTGTGTCGTAGACGTCGACCTTCATGGTTGTAGTATCCATCGTGTCGTCAGGTATCACGTAGACTTGTCCGTCACTCACGTCACCCACAATGAAAGTCTTCGTGCGCAGAGTTCCCTCTACGATCTCAATGTCGGCTGATTCGCTGCTGTTGAGAAACGAGTAGTTACCAGATCCATCATCTGTTGCGATATAGTCTTCAAGTGTCTGAAAAGTGTATGTCACATCCTCAATGGAAGTCGTGAACGTGGTATAAGCTGGAAGCGTGATAGATGATGGGCGACCGGCATCAGTTACCGTGAGATTTAGGTTGACCGTAGCTCGAGCTGCAGTCTTAGATCTTGGAAAGTAACCAAGAACCTCAGCGTGAGACACGACAGAAGATCTTAACTGAGCAGTATTTAAGAACGACTCGTTTGTTGCAAAGTTAGCAATTAGGCCGTTAATATGAGTATTATAAGCTAACACGTCAAGAATATTAGAAAGGCCTGACGCCTCAAAGTCGTAGTCAGCAAACTCAGACTGCGACTGAAGATAAGACTTCAAGTTATTTTTAATATTGTTAAAGTCTAAGTCTGTCGATTGTATTGTTGCCATTTATCTTAACCTCGCTATCGATACGTCGAGTGACACGATCTCAGACGTACTGATGATTTGAAAAACTACTGTTACTTTTGCATCGTAGTTGTCTGGTATAATCAACACCTGGATGTCTCTCACTATAACTCTAGGTTCATAGTTTTGAATTGCTGCTGCGATCATGTCTTTCAAGTCATCTTCGTCAAAGTCTTCTGATAAAGAAAAAAGAAACCGATTCAAGTCACCACCAAAGTATGGCTGAAACGGCTTTTCTGTCGTGTTTGTCAACAGAAGGTTTTTGATTGCTTGCTTTACTGCAGCGGCGTTTGTCTTCTTGTATATTTCGCCAGTCGTTTTCTTTGTGAAAGTAAGGTCAATATCAATATACTGCCTTGTACGGGCAGTAATGATAGACTTAGTTTGAAGATTTCCATCTTCGATTGAGAAGGCTTTTGCTGGCATAGTTACTATTTATTCAAATCTCTAGGATTTCTACGAGCTCGTTTGTACTCTGTACATAATTATTAAACTGAGTCTCGACCTTGTTTTGATAGGTGACTGCCCAAGGATGACGAATTTTCGGCATGATCATGACGATCTGTGCATTAAGCTCACCGCTCGGATCATATGAGTCGTAGTCAAGTATCATCTTATCAAACTGTATATTGTCTTTGAGGTAGACTGCAAGATCGAACGTCTTCTCTGCTACATTGTTACCGTCCTCGTCGATCAACTCATACACTACAGCTTGGCCGTTTGCCATCATGTAGTTGGTGCTTCCGACATCCAGAGTCTCGCCTGGCGCTGGACGATACAGACCTTCAGCGACAGTCAACCTATAGTCAGAAAACTCACCAGAGACGTCGTCAGCGACTGTAAGTATGACTTGTGCTTGAAGATAATACTGCTTGGCAAGGCTAAGTCTCTCACTTTTACTAATAATATGTGTCATTGTTTGCTTATCACCATAACCACCTAAGAACCTTGCCATAGAGATTCCTTCAGCCAATTTAGTTCTAGGTGTTATAACTGATTGATTATCTGGATTATATGCTGGATCTGGTACATAAATCATGATTTAAATCTCTTTGTGATGTCAGCTCTGTTACCAAAAGGCTGTGTGCCTCTTCTCGGCGTTCCAGAGATTGATGCAGTTCTACCGATCTTCTTCGGTGCTTGTTGGTTATATGCAGGGTTTAACTTGCCTTCGGCTATCATCGCACCAACAAACTTCTGGTTATTCAAAGCGTTGATATCTCTCAACTTAGATCTGACTTCAGAGATGGTCAACTCTCTGTTTGAGAGACCGCCATAGTCCTCTGTTCTATCAAAGGAGTTGAGCAGTGAATTACCTGGATCGACAGACACCTCTCGAATACCAAAGCTAGAGTTATGCAAATAATCGTTCATGATACCAGAAGTAGCTTGAACCGTACTTGTAATTGTTTGTGATCCGGGAGGGCCTAGACCACCAGCAACATTAGCGCCATTTGCTACTCCATTAAGCGAACCATGAAATGTATTACCATAGTGAGTAATACCAGCGCCACCAATCGTGCCGCTTGCACCAATCACAGTCATATCATTTGCAGCAATGTTAGTGTTGTCTGCACTCATCACGATCGTATCTTCTGCAGTCATCGTGATATCGTCACCACTGTAGAAGTCAAAGCCACCTTCAACGATCTGTTTCACATTACCTTTGATGATCTTGTTTGCTGAACCTAGGATAGTCTCAGTCTGTGTGCCACCTACAAAGTTTGATTGATGCTCAGTGACGATTGTCTTCTGTGTCTTACGAACCTGTTGCTTGTGCGAACCACGAACCTCGTCATTCTTGTTGCCACCAACAGTGACGTTATAGTCACCGCCCACTACGACGTCAAAGTTACCAGCAACCTGTAACGATAAGTTGCCGTTGTACACCATCTCCGCATCACCGTCTACAATCACCTTCTCGTCTTTTGCTGTGATGCGTACCGTGTTTCCAACAGAACTGATGATGACAGTGCCGTCTGCACGCATCTCAACGCCTGAGCCGGTGCGATGACGAAACAACATGCGCTCAGCCCCTGGAGTGTCGTCGATCTCTTGTACGTGACCGCTGACTGTCTCTTTCACTTGGTTATAAGGATAAACTGAAGGTTGAACAGGCTTGAGATTCAACGATATGTTCTTGTAACCTCCTCCTGTATAAACCTTGTTTATCTTCAAGCCTCTCGCTGACTGATTAGATGAAGATGTGTTGAGATAGTCTTTCTTTGGAAAAGAAGAAGAGGGGTCACTGAATCCTTCACTAGCAGGAGTCACTCCTGTGAGATCTATCTGCTCTTCACCTGTAATAAAATCTTGTGGTAATTGTGTAGCCATGTTCTACCTTCTACTGTTTTGATGATCGATAGCTTTTTTCTGCTTTTTCTCAATAGCGGCGATCTCAGATTTTAATCTAGTTATATCTTCTTTTGCTGTTGCAATTCTTGTGGGTCTAGATTCAATCGCAGCAGCTTGTCTTTTCTGAATACTAGCTGACCTAGTTGGATCTGGTGCCGTGCGCGTTTCAGCCTGTGCATTTGCTAATCGTTCTTCAGCATCTTTTAAATCAAACTTTAAACTATTTAGTTGTTTTTCATACTCAGTTCCTGGATACAGCCTAGATTCAATCTCATCGGCTTCTTTCTCTAACTCGATTAATTGGGCGTCAATAACTTTTATCTTTTCGTTTATGGCTACTATCTTAGCGTTGTTAGTAGTAGAGCCGTATAAAGGACCTTTCTCTTTCATCAGTTTGTTATTCTCTTTGACTAACTTGTCAATCTTTTCTTCGATCTGGCGAAGTCTTTCTTCATCAGTCAAATCTTCTTCTTTAGTCTTAACTGGTGGTTTACCTGTCTTAACGTCGGCAACTTTCTCAGGTTTTGGAGCAGGTGCTGGTTTTGTCTCGACTGGTGAAACTGTAGGTTTGGCGACTTTAGATGGTAGATACTTAGAGATCTCTTCCATCTCAAAAGGTCCAAGCTTGTTTTGGTATCTTGTTGAGAGATCATTATCACCAACATAGAGAGTTTCCCAACCAAAACGACTGTTAGTCCAATCTCTTGCACTGAATCCAGTCACTAGGACGTCTGTTCCAGAGTACTCGTCGTTAGTAAGGGCCTCTCCACCTGGAACAACCTTACGAAACACCTTACATATCTTCTCAAATGATTTCCACTGTTCTGGTGTGTAACTAGCCTGATCGATTAGAAGTTTCTTGTCAACGTTAGTCTTAAACGGCGCGTCAGCATTCAGGCCGCCTACAAACTCAACTGAAAGAGTCCTCTGAGCCCATCCGCCAAACCTTTTAGTGTCTTCAGCGACACGAATCCTGAGTGGTCGACCTCTCTGAATACTTCCGTCTCTTCTGATCAGATAGTGCATCGTAGGTCCGTCATAGTACCCAGCACTCTTTAACTTTGCTGCAAGGTCGGGAGTGATTTGTAATCCTTTTGCTTTAAACTGTGCAAGCGTATTATTATAACCTCTAACTACGCGATCCATAATATCTTCGACTTTAACATCTTGGTTCTTGCCAGTTCTTGTTGAGTTAACCCAGATCGCTGTCATCGGTCTGTCTATGATTGCAGCTCTGAGTTCTGCCTCTAGTTCTTCTACCGTATTTACGTAAGTAAATAGATTTTTGTAACTTTCTTTACGCGTAGAATTGCCTTGCCAACCTGGAAGACCTCTAGATAAATCAACAGGTTCATCTGTAGGTTTAATATCTGAAGAAGTTAATGTTGACTTGTTTACAACTTGATTTAAGTTAGTATCACCATTGGCTTTAATAATTGGAATTGTTTCAAGCGAACCATTTAATGGATTTGTTTCTGTCTTAGATATTTCACTGATTGATCTTGTAGTTACTGTAGGAAAACTAGTAGGTTGTAGCGTTCCAGATAAAACACCGGCTAAGTTACCTAAAATGTTTGCAAATGGATTACCAGCTGAACCAACAATTTTTTCTGACTTGGCACCACTGCCAGAAAACAATTCTCCTATTGCTCCAAATGGATTTGCGAGTAATCTATTTGCATTGTCAGTAACTTGCTTAACATCGACTACCACCTCTTTTGAAACATCGACGTTAACTTTCTCTGCAGCAACTGTCGGGTTTACCGAAGTCTCTGAGATCTTTGTTTTTATCACGTTATTATCTGTAGTAACTCGGGCTCTAATAGTTTTTTCAATAGCTTTAGGTGAACCATGAGTAACAACTGTTGCTAAGAATCCGTCTGACGTGGCCTTACCTGTTAACGTAGAGATCTCAGACTTATTGCCTGATGTCTTAGTGACTTTGATCCCACCTCCATCAATCGAGTTAGTCATCAGTGCAACAGTAGGCTCTACAGTTACCGTCTCGCCCTCGTTGGTCGTGACTGTTAGTGACTGAAAACCACCAGCAGTCTCGTTAATCTTTAGACCGATCTTAGAACCTTCAGTCGCCTCTCGTGCAATTTTAGCATTATCGCCTGTATTTTGAAGACTGCTTATTTTAGAGCGAGAGAATAATGCTTGTAAATTAGTATTAAATCCGTTTTTAGACAAACTATTACTAAAATTTTTATTTAAAGCTAAATTACGATCGACTTGCTTCTCAGCTTCCGCGCGAGTCATTCCAGGATTACTCGCAAGTACCTTTTTAATGTCTTCTTCTCTGTTATATGTGGCCATGATTATGCAAACTTCTCTAGTATTTCACGAGCGTATGCTTGACGCTGTTCTAAGTGAGCGTATTTAGCATTTGGTCTCTCAAATTTAAAGCAAAAGACTTCTGTGGCTTCGTTGACATCTTTTGCTGCTCTGAGAGGTCTTAAACCGAGATAAGGCAAAGTGTTAAGTTCAAATTTTGTCCACTCTACTTGAGCCCGTACCGTGTTCCAAGGTAAATTTCTTTTTGCAGCAAACTCTTTTAACTTTGTAAGTCTAGCTCCAGCTGCAGGAGCTGGATTCCACTGAGCAATACCAGCAGAGCCTTCTCCTTGAAAAGAAGATACGACATGAGGACTGATATCTTTACCAGGTAAAGTACCAGACTCTTGTATAAAATTGCCTATCATTCCTGCAGCTTGGGCTGGAGTAAATCTACCACCTTCTTCACTGATAAAGTAATTATATGCTCTCTCTACATTAGTATTTCCAGTTAATAGATCTTTATCAGGAGATAACGTGGTAGCAGTCTCTACACCATTAATAACATCTACTTTACCAACTTTATTAGGATTCACTTCAACATTATACTTTACACCACCAGTCTCTATTTTAGGGATAGACCCCACGACGAGAGGTAGTTGCGAAGACTTACCGTCAAGGAATATGCCAAACACTTGAGCTTTGACTTGTATGCCAATCGTAGCACCTAGACCAGAAGATCCGCCTTCTGTGACAGGAATCACTGTTTGAGCCCAAGGTAAACTCGAGTCAGGAACATCTGATACGTTTTCAGAATGCACACCAAAGATCCTTACCTTGACTCTTCCAAGTTGCAGGGGATCTTTAACGTCAGTGACTACACCTACAAACCATCTGGTTTGGTCACCATAGTAGTCGATATAGCTTTGTGGTATCATCGATCGTTTCCAATTTTCACACAGTTTAAAGCTAGATCGTATCTCTCTTTCTTAAACATGTGTCTAGTCGCGTAGATCAAATAGTCACCGGATCTCTTTGGATCCTTACGCTGTTCATCTTTAGAGTGAACAGCAGTATTGATAAACTCAACTCTTAATTTATTGCCTATTGTCTTGTTTGCATCTCCGTCAATGAAGTCGTATCCGTAAACCACTATGCTGATAGGAGACTTTGTCAAGAACTTATGTATAGCTCTTGAAACTACTTTTTTCTTATAGTTTTGCGGATCTTTCTCTTCACTATAAGACGGATAGTCGATGATTCCTGAATTATAAACACCACTAGAACCGACTTGAGTGATAGATCGACTTGGTAACTGATTGAGAGAAATTCCGTCAAATGTCAGTTTGTCATCAAATGGAAGAGATTTTGTTCTTTTTGTGTTGCTCTGCTTATTCAACATTGGTTCGAACGCGTCTTTCATAACGTCAAATTGAAATGCCGTCTGAGTTCCGTTAAGAGTGTCTATGTAAGTGTATTCACTACCTACAACGCCATCACGAATTAATTCAAAAAGATTTTCAGTATTAGAGTACTCGTAAGACTGAATAGTTCTTCTCTGAATATCTCTATCAGGTGACACAGATGCAGATTGCCAGTAGCTAAACGGCAAATTAGAATTCATCGATGGTTGGTTTAGCATCGAAGATAAGCTAGCAAATTTGATATCATCACCGACTAAAGAAGAGAAGATATAGAAAGGCAACCCTTCAGTGTCTGTCGCTTTATTCTTGATCCAAGAGATAGCTTCGATCGGATTCAAGTTAGGTACAATGACATTAAATATTTGTTGATAGTCTAGACCGACTTGTGTGACTTTTTTACCGAAGTTCTCGTTCAATATCTTCTTGATGATAGTACCGCACCTATCAGAATAGCTTTTATTGATATTGATCAGATTCGAATAATAACCGATATCCTCTATGAGATTCAATCCGATTGCCTCATTCTGGTCATTAATCTTCTTTGTATTCATCACACTAGTGACATAGAAGATTTTCTGGATGACAGCAGATCCTTTACGAGTACTTTTAATCTTAATTGTAACTTTCTCGCCACCAATAAAGTCCATGCCAGTAAATATACCTTCTGCATCAATAAAGATAACTGAAGCAGTAAGATACGGCTTGTCAATATGCTCGTATATGTCAAGATCTGTAGTGACATTTTGAATTGCAGCTTTAACAGGTAAGCGATCAGACTCAATTAGCACTTGCTCGAGAACAAATGCATCTACAGATTCAGGTGCTTTTTCTTGAGGGAAATCCATTAACTTTTCAAAGCCTCAGTAAAAGCTTCCGCTATTTGAAATAATACACTACGTTTTAAAACCCTGATCTCTTTTAATGAGTCATTTATTGACGTATACCTATCTAAGTAAGTAATTTCGGTCAAAAGAGCTCCAGGACCTACTGCCGGATCGATGTCAACAGTTACTCCATTTGCATCTTCGTAGTGGTGAGCAGACAAATATTCAGGCTCATATGAGGAGACTGAAATAGTTTCAATAGTTCTTTCTGAGTTTGTTGAGTTAACGTTTTCACCGGCTACAAAAGTTCCAGTTACATTTGATATAACTAGTTGTCCTAGATCTAAATGACGGTGATCGATAGTACCAGTCGCACCAGAAGAAATGCCTTCGACAGTCTGACCAATTTTAAACTTATCAGTTAAAACAGTCTTTGTGGTAATAGTATTAAGAGCAAGTTCTTTCTGCACAAATAACAAGATCTCTCTATTCGACAACGGCCATCCTTGTTCACGGATGTTATCGTTCATCATGAAGAATGTCCAATGATAATCAGGGGTTCCGTATAATTTATAAGACAATTGGTCTGGTCTCTCATTATCTAGTATGTAATACTTAGTATAAGTAGACGCATCATCTTTTACTTGATCGATAATGTCTACATACGAAGACAGATCTTGAAACTGATCGTAACTTGTCTCGTTACCAAATCGATATAAAGCTTTTGGAAAGTCTTGAAAGTACGGCATTAGAAACCACTCCCATCATCTAAGAAGTTAGCGTCTGTTGGATCATTACCTAAATAGTCAGGATTCAAAGTTGAAGTGTCCCCGGCCAAATCTTGAATGTCTTGTCTCGTGAGCGTTCTGTTTTCGACAAAACTCAGAGTGAGATCGATCTCAGCAGGACTTCCGTCTGAGTGAAAGCTAGACGCAGTTGGGTTATAATTAGTAGATACATTTCTCAGATAACACATCTTGATTCTGGTTCCGACAGGACTGTTCTTGTACATCAACTTGATCTTGAACATGTTAGGGAACGTATAAGCGATCGGAACACCTGCTATCTCAAGACTCTCTGGATATGCATGGTATCTGAAAAACTTAATAATCTTCTTGATCTCGCGTGACTCTTCAAGAGAGGTCGGAATCAACTTAAATTGAAATGTAAATTCACGTAGAGCTACTCCTCTGAAAATAGATCTTACGTTAGGGTTGACTGTAACTTGTGCAGCAGATCGAATGACGTCTCTTGCCGTTTGATTTGGAATGAAACTTGCGCCTCTAGCAACTGCAATTCTACCGGCAACACCGCTGAGAGATGATCCAGCTGCAAAGATATCTTTTAATCCAGCAACACCAGTCTTAATGGCTTGACCTGCGGCCGCAGCAATATCACCTGTGTTCTGTAAAGCCTGCAATCCTGCTGCTCCTGTAGCACCTAGTTCGGAATTTTCGTACGAGATGATATCGTTGACTACAAAAGATATTGGAAGGAACATGGTGACCTTCTCGCCATCAAGTATCTTTAACTTAAGAGGTTCAACTTTGATATTTTCATTTGAAGGTGGATTATTTAGAGCAGCAACTGCTTCAGCCCCTTCTGGATCTGCTTCACTGGGTCTTACATTACCTCCAGCAGCTTCAATAAAAAAGTTTTGCAGCTTTTTACTTACAGATATATCAGGTGGAATCGTTTCAATTGCTTGAAAGCTTACGTGTCCTTTAAATCTCTCTTGATGCTCAAGGGGAAACTTCATAGGTTGAACCTGAGCCCGCACGCCTGCCTTTGTCTTATTATCAAAAGATGGGTTTGATGCAGCAGTAGCTTTCTGCTGCGTAGATGCACTACGGTTAGTTGGTGGTATAGATTGTGCTTGCAGTTCAAAGTCTGACATGCGATTTTCCTATAGATAGAGGTGTAACAACAATATTTATAACCGTTGGGAGAAACTATGTACGAATACCGCGCAAAGGTAATTAAAGTAGTTGACGGTGACACAGTTGATGTAGACATTGATCTTGGTTTTGGCGTTTGGTTAAAAGATGAACGTGTTCGAATCATGGGTATCGACACCCCTGAATCTCGTACAAGTGATGCGACAGAAAAAGTTTTTGGTCTTGCTGCAAAGGCAAGATTGAAAGAGCTACTTGGAAAGCAGACTATTCTGAAGACTCAAGTAGATAAGAGCGGTGAGGATATGAAGGGCAAGTTCGGACGTATCCTTGGCGATTTTATAGGTACTGATGGCAGACTTGTGACAGAGGTTATGATAGAGGAAGGACACTGCGTTCCCTACTTTGGTGGAAGTAAAGAAGAAGTTCAAGCTCAACATATGAAAAACAGAGAACGACTTATCAAAGAAGGGAAGGTAAAACTATGATGGAAACTATCGGAGGTCTTTTACTAGACTATTGGATGGTTACTGCTTTTGCAGTGTTAATCATTGTCGGATGGGTGATTAACCTATTTGGTGTTGATCAGAACGAAGACATCATCGGATTTCGATACGATGAGATGCCTCACATGAAACCAATTCGTATTCCAACGGATGGTAGAGGTTTCTGGAGTGCCATTTGGTGCTGGTTCTGGGAAGTTCGTCAATGGGAGATCGCTAAAGATTGGCACTTCCAAGTTGGCAGTGAGAAGTATGTGATTCCGGCTGGATTCCAGTTCGACGGTGCTTCGGTGCCTAAGTTCTTGG